TAGTAAATGGTGGTGGTTCTTCTACCATAACAATTAAACAAGGAAATTAAAATGAAATATTTATGGTTATTATTATTTGGAATTAGTTTACAAGCTGAACTAGATTTAACATTACCTGAACAACCTGCTGCATATATACCTTCAGAACCTAAACTATTAAATTTAGGAGACTATAATGAACCTCCTACAAAAGCACAGCTAATAACTTTCTGGACTCTCAATGTTTTAGATATTTATACAACTCATGAAGGTATGAAAAGATGTCTTTCCTGTAAAGAAACTAATCCTCTTTTACCTAATAGACCAGAGTTAGAAGAATTAATATTACAAAAAGCTATAGTTGGTACTTTCATGGCAAGAAATAGTAGTGAAAATTATATAACTGTTATGAATGTAGGTCTAACATACGCAGTTATTAATAATTATGGTCATTTTTAAAAAATTGACCTCACAGGATGCTCTGTATTGCAAAGTTAGAGGGTAAGTAATACCTTGGCTTCAAAAACACCTATTATTTAACCACGGGCTTCTAAGAAGCTCTGGTAGCATTTTCAGA